AGCAAATATTGGAAAATGTTATTATTTACTAAAACATTGTATAAACGGAGAAGCAAGAAGAGTAATAAGCGATTTCAACTTTTGGACAAGATGTGCAGGCATGTTACATGTATATAGATCAGACAATGACAGATTAAACTTTGTTGAAGTAAGCCAAGAACCATGTTGTAAACAAGAAAAACCGGAAATAGCTGGAAAATATTTGATAAAACCAAGATTACCAAGAATTAGTCCCAATGAATATATACCATCAGTATATCATAAATGTCTTTTAACAGCTGTACATCCAGTAGTAAATAGACAATTAAAAATGTTATCATTTCCATTTGCTCAATTAGTAAGGGGTATTATAATAGCATATGCATCAAATTATGTTAGAATTATTAAAAATAGAATCAACAACATATTCTATTATTCAGTGCAAAAATATTATGATCATTTATCCACAAAACAAAAACAAGAGTTCAATGATGTCAAAAAAGAAATAGAAAAAACTGGAAGAATAAAAACATCAAATATACTAATATTTGGCATATTTCAAAAATTAGGAGAAAAATTAATAAATACAGTCGGATCTTTATCAAAAGTACGAAATATTTCTGGATCACCATCAACACTAAAATATATAATTGGCCCATTCATTTATGCTATTCAAAAACTTATATATAACATTGATCCAGCTCATTCAATTCCAGGTTCAGATATGAAATTATCAAGAGAAATCAATGAATCTTATAAAAAATTAAGATCAAGAAACGTGTTAGCGATATCTATAGATGGATCATCATTTGATTCAACACAATTCAAAATAATACTGTTTTGTATTGATTTATATATATATACATCAATATTGATGATAACTCCGTTACATACATTACATTTTCCATTTATGGTAATTTTTACAGCATTATCAACTCTTGATATAATAGGGTATAGTAGTGTGATAGGATACATAGTCAGAGGGACAGTGCCATCAGGAAAATCAAATACAACATTAGGAAATTCACAAAGATCAGCATTTTATGTCAGATTGATTGCCATATCTGCACAACTCATTGAAGGTATAGATTTCACATTTAGAGCAACAGGAGATGACATTTTTATAATAATATGTGCCGATAAAGTAAAAGTATTCTTGGAACATACTAATATAGTTTACGGAGAACAGATAATATCAATGCATCAAATAGCAAAGAAAATATTAGTAACTGAACTTGAACATGCTGAGTATTTGTCAATGAAAGTTATATTAATTGATGGTGACATATACTTTATTAAAAGCCCAACAAGAGCAATATCAAATTCATTTTTAAGCACTAAAATACATCAAAATACAAATAAAATAAATGAAAATAATATAAAAGTATGCATAAAACAATCTTTATATACAACGTTATACACAATTCCACTATTTAAAAGATTAATTGATGAAATAGAAGTTGAAGAAATAGATCAAGAGAAATTTAAAAACTGGATAAAAAAGAAAGTTAATAATGACAGAGATTATTTAAGATTATACAATAATTTTTATGAAGAAGACAACCTAACTAATTTTATTATAAATCATAATAAACACAGATATATCAAAAATTGGTTATCAAGAATATACAACATAAATCAAAATGACAATGAAGAGACAATGATACAGAAATTTTATGATTACACTCCAGTTGAAATAAATATTGTACATGAAAAAATTGAAATATTTGATATACAAGAATTAATCGATTTAACACATCAATACTTCGATAAAATAGAATTTTATGGCACATTCAAAAATAACAACATAAATTTAACAATCGACTACAATGAAGAATGGAAACATCATGAATTAATAAAAGGGAGACTCAATATATACGTAGAGAGAAATAATAGATTTGAATTAGAAATGCTAAATCCAGAAAATTATCAACAAATACTAGGAATAACAATAAGAGATTTAATCAAAATCAATTTTGAAACAAATAATAAAATAAATATTATTAATAGAAGAAATAATAGAGATAGAATCGTAACATACACTATTAATAATAGAAATAGAATTTTTTATTAAAGTTAAATATGAGCAAAATAATAGCACTTAGAGAAAGTGTAACCATGTACGGGTGAAATACGTTAAATTGTTAGATATGTATATTAATGTATATATATAAATGTCAGCGTGCCATATAGCACGCTAAGTTTTTAAAATAATTTAAATGAGCGACTTAATAAATATCAATGATAATAAAAATGAAATCAATCTTCCCAATAATGAAGAAATTCCAAAAGCCAATAAGTATAATATACCACAACAATTTGTTGAACAATTCACATATAACAAAGATGGTGTAGATTTATATGAACTTGAATTAAGGAATAGAGGTAATGTACCAACTTTTAATGATCCAAAAATACAAATGAGTTTAAGAAAAAATAGATTAGACTACAATCCAAATGGATCATTTCAACTAGGTATATTAGAAGAAAGAAATTCACTATACAATATGTTAAAATCACCAGACATGATAAGATTAATCAATTCTAGAAGACAAGGTATTGACATAACACAAGATGATATCGAGGTTGTAAAATATATACCAAATTCTAGATTCGCATGGTTTAACAAATTAATAAAATCAGCTATATTAAATGATATGACAACATGTGATCAACAAGCATTATTAAAAATATGGTTAAGTCCAGAAAACAGAGGCAGATTACAAAAATTATCAAATAAATTAGTTGATCAGAGATTACCTGATTTCACTATGATGCCAACAAATAGATCAGGTATGAGATACAAATGTGAAAAAGGAGTTGTAAGAGCTAATTTTTATAATCCTGGATCAGTTGCGTTACCATATGAAGACACAGGGAAAAATAATGGAGAATGCCACGGATGTACATCAACAAAAGTCCAAAAAGAAGATGTAATAAAAGTGATCGACAATATAATAAATGTACAAAATGATTTGGCTAATCAAATTGAAGAAAGTCAATATAATGAATCATTTTTTGGAGTAAATATGGATGCAAAAATGAAAAAATTATTAATTAAAGTTAGAGAATTTGCAGACAAAAATCAAACAACCATAAGAGAAGCACAACAACTAGG